TTACAGATCCTTCAATATTTGGAACTGTGAAATTAACTGATGTAGAGTTTTCTGGAGCAGACCCACCAGTAAGTGTAGCACCAAAATACTGACCAGATTTTAATCCCGAAGCGTTTGTAGTTACTGAACCCAAAAATGATTCTACTACAATTGTAGATTCTGATCCACTACCACTGCCACCAGAAAGAGGAACTTCTGTATATGATCCTGCTCCGTACCCACTTCCTGCAGTAGAAATTTGAGTTCCTGTAGTATCTAATTCATTTTTAATGACATATAAGTCATTATACGCACTAACTTGAGAACTTGAATATTCAAAGATCTTTCTTGATCCAGAAACAAAAGAAAGAATATTTAAATCTGACTTAAATAAACCAAGAGAATTATCGCTTATAAAAGATAATGATGGTATATTTTTAGATCCATCTCCAAGTTTTAAATTTCCTGTGGATAAATCGGAACCACCAGCGGCAATGTTGAATACTTGAGATCCAATATCATTAATTTTATTCCTTTGTTGTTCAAAGGTATCTGTTCTAGCGACATTAATTGCTGGCATTTTTTATTAGCTCTCTAAGTAGGGATTTGATTTCAGAGACTTCATCCTTCAACATATTTATGTCTTCTAACGCGGAACCAAGGTGTTTTGATTTGCGTCTAGATTCTATGGCAGAATCGTCCAAACTGATGATGGCACCTGTGGTCTCATCTCTGACGAGACCATCATGACCTTCTACTTTAATATAACTCATATGCGGAAATTAGAATGCTGCTACTGCTCGAATGTCTTGAATCTTGGGAACAAATGATGGATCGACTCCTTTCATAATAATTTTAACCGCAAAGGATGAGAACTCTGGGAGATTTGACACACTGTAAGTAATATCCTGATAAGATGATTGTTTTTCTACTATCGAAGAAATTGTATTTTCTGGAGTAGCAATCACTAGTGAATCTGGAGATCCATCTTCATTAAAGTATGTCCAATTAACATCTTCAAAGTTTTCTTGACTCGAAGATTTTTTAAATTTGTAAAGAACTTGAACATCATTAATATCCTTAGAATTTAATGTCAAGTGAACATCAATAGCAGTTGCTGGATTGTTAATTACAACTTCCTTTGTAACATATTTTGCTACAGTAGAACTGTTCTTAGAAGTATTGTCGGAAACATATGTTATTCCGTTGGCATAAGTTATTGCTTTAATTTCCAAGAATCTTGCTTCATCATCTACTTGATTCGGATACTTCAAGAAGTCTCCTACTCTAAAGATATCGGCAAGTTGATCATTCACATCAGAATTTCTATTGAATATTAAATTGTCAGTAATTCTTCCTGTGAAATCATCTGCTAGTGGTTGTGTGTCGTTTCTAACTTCTAGTTTCTGAGTCTTGTTATTCCAAATAACCGCACTTCCAGTAATAATATTATCATACGATTCTAGAATTACGGATGGATTTCTTGCAACCATAGTTGCTGAATCTGGAATATCAAGGAATACTTCAACTGGGTTTGTAGAAATAGTAGCAGCTGGTACAACTACACCATTAACAGTTTCAATTAACGTTGGTTGATTTCCTAACGTAACTCTTTCTCCTCTCTTGAAGAACTGACTTGTCTTGAGTCTCACCCAAACTGTAGAACCTTCAACTTTAGCAATAGTGCCAACTGCTTTTGAAGTATATCCTTCAATAGCTTGATTGTTTTGGATTTGACTGCCACTAGTATTTCCTATATTAAACTTATAGATCGGGTAGAACTCAATAATTTGATCTCTTCTTCCATATCTATCTTCTTGTCCAGTAGCAGATTCGATTCTGTTTGATACAGTTTTGACACTTGCCGTAGAAAGATCAACTACTGGAGAAAGATAAGAAACGGTAGATGAAAGAGATAACTTATACGTTAATGAAGTAACATTATTCAATGTTTCATTAATATCAGAAGCAATAAACTTTTGATTTGTAAAATAATGTGGTTCATTCAAAAATGTCTTTTCATAATCTGTTTGGGAATATGATGTATAATTATTGGTCAGGGAATCCACAGGAACAACATTTGTTGTTTTAATCGAAGAACTCAACTTAGTTCCACTAAATGATAAACATTGAATTTGTGGATATAAAATTTCATATTTTCTATTGTAAGTAGCATACACTACTTCACCACCACCTTCAATGTTTCCAGAAGCAGCAATATTTGATGTGATATTATAAGTGTCAATTCCACTATTTGTAATTTGGAATAACTTGCTATTTAAAACATCAGAAGTTACACCGCCAGTTTCGACAGCACCTTTGAAGAAAACATAAGAAGATCCAGAAGTTTCAAATCCATTATCTCTATGTGATACTTGAATAATGTTGTTGTTGTTTCTAAAGAGTTTTGAAGTCGCGTTTGTGTTAGATGTAGCGTTAGTATTGAATGGGTTCTTGGCCAACAATTCGTAACCTAAAGATTCATTTGTTAATATCAACTCTGCAGTTTTAGCGATATTAAATTCTGCTCTGTATAGAGTAAATTTGACATCTTCAAAATTATCTTCTGTCCAGTTATCTACATTTTGTGATCTGTATACTGAACCGAGAGAAGGTTGTGTCGTAATAACAGTACTTGTGGCGACATCAACTTCCCCAAGTCTAGATACCCAAAGTTCATAATCAGTTGAGTCAGTTTCAATTGCCATAGCATACTCGGTATCATTCTGTAGATATACCGGATGCTCAAATTCAAAATGTGATGGAACAGTAGAATCTGTGAGACCGCTCTGGTCCACTGCTACGCCCATTCTAACAGCAGGACTATCAATCTCTATCTCAGTTTCAATTGTCGCTCCTCCAGCGCCGTTACCGATGCCTTTGATGACTACAGATGGTGGTTCTGTATATCCAAATCCATTCAAACTAATTTCTGTATTATAAAGTTTGCCATCGGATACCTCCACACCAGCAGTAGCAACAGATCCACCAGGAAGTTGTGGACTTTCAATAGTTAAAATTGCGTTGGTGTAATTTTGACCAGTAGATGTAATTCTAATATTTGAAACCTTGCCACTATCTTTAGCAACAGTCAGAACGCCAGATTCTCCCTCAGTGTTGTTTCTGAGAGTTACTGACGGAACTGAAAGTTGCTCGTTTTGATTAAACGAACGACCATTATGGTTACTTAAAACGAGAGTATATACTTGCTCATTTGTTAATAAGAATCTACCAGAAGAAGATGGAACTAAATCAACACCATTCTTGTCAATAATTTTTTCAACTGGACCACTTGCAGCAGAAGTAGTTCCCGTTACATTTTCACCTTTAGTAATATAAACATTTCCATTTGTGAAAAATTTGATATACGTAAATGGAGATAAGATTTTTTCTGTTCCAGGAATAATATTTTTACCTGGTTTGTCCGAATCTACATTAGTTAAGTATACTTTGACAGGAACCTTATTGCTTTTTTTGCTGAAGTAAAGATCGATACCTGTGGTAAATACTCCACCATCATAGTTTTCAATTTTAAACGTTTGAGCAAGTGGATTTGGTCTTACTGGATTGTCGGTATTGCTATCAACAAACTGAACACCTTCATTTGCCTTAAAGAAAGATGGTTTAGTGGAAATAACACTGACAGGATTTTCTGGTAGAATACCAGTAGCATAGTACTTAACTTCAGCATACGTAGATACTGTTAGTTTATCAGCATCGCTATCGCTCGAAGTAAATCTAAACGTTTTAACTCCTGTTGTAACTCTTATTTCTTCAGATTCTGTATCGTAATCAACCGTATCAACATCGCCACTCCATGTAGCATTTTGTCTAGGAGCAAAACCTGCAGGTAATAAAATTAATCCACTAGCATTGCCGTCATTGTCTGTGGTTACAGTGCCATTAAAAGCTGACAATGAATTACCAGCGATGCCAGTAAATCTAAGATCTGGATTTACCCAACGACTAATATCTCTACCCTCTAAGAATACCGAAATATTGGTATTTGGTTTTAGTCTGCTAATTACAAACTTAACTGGTTGACTTCTGGCAAAGAATTGTAATGATGTGGATACAGAGTTACCTCTAACAATAGAAGATTGTACTCCTTTAGCAACATCATTGTTCTGTGGACTAATGTTTGAAGAACTTGAAATAGAAGCATTACTTACAGAAGACTGAGATTCCAAGGAATTAATCTGTCCCAGAGAATTAATAGATGTAAATGACGGAGAAGATCCGACCCAGTTAACAACAAAAGAATTGTATAAACTTGAGAAACTTTCTCTTACATCTTGCTTGGCAATAAAAATTTTATACAGATCAGTATTTGTGTCTACCACGAGGGGTTCTACTGATTGATCATACCATTGATCAATATTTGGAGATACAGTAGCATCACCAACATATTGTAAAACAACAAATGGGTTTGGATTTAGTGTTTTTGAAGCAAAACTATTACCCAATAAATTTAAACTGGTATAAGGTAGTGTAATAATATCACCAGATTTTTTATAACCAGAAACAAATCTTTGATCTTCTCTAGTATTAACTTCTTTTAGGAAAAGAGAATCTTCTTTAGATTGTGGACGCAAGACTGATTGTTGTGAATCAACAGCACATTGATAATCAAGCGATATAAGATTTCCTGACTTGTGAGATTCAAAATTATCAACTAAGAAACCTGATTTAAATCTGTCTAAACCTATTTCATCTTTTACTTGCATGTTTAGAGCTTGCTGCTCTAGAATGCTTAGTGTGGTATAATACTCAAGACGCTCAATACGCTTCTCTAGTTTGCCGATGTCACGCATCGTATAGCGGCGATTATCAACAGAAGTAATTCTTACATCTTTGCTAGTTTGCGTAAATGCGGGAATGTAAGCATAAAATAAAGCAATCGCATCATCAATTGGATCTGGTTTGGTTGGATTCAGTGAAGAATTTCCTTCTTTTACAATAAAGTTTCCATTTTTGTTTAAGAAAATTCCATCAATTCTATCAAGATACTGTACTTGACTAAAAGACATTGTATATTCTAAACCAAGATCTGGAGCTGGTGTAGCAGCAATTACAGATCCTACTCCGGCAAACTTACCTATACTTTCAGAAAGAGAAGACTGATCTTGGAAACCAGCAATAAATGATGTAGAATCAACTTTAGGTCTGAAGTCTAACAAATTTTTTAAATTTACAATGCCATATACAGAAGAATTAAAAGAAGGAATAAGATCTTCAGTTACACCTGCTTCATGAATATAACTATCAATTGTACAGAAATCTCCTTGTGATTGTTCAAAGTAATCGAAAGCAATTACAAGTTGACCTGTAGTTTGTTCTTTACCTGGTTTTAATACAATACGAGAAACATCATATACAGTATCTCTCTGACCATTGTCAAACGTAAATCTATCAGTTACATCTATTCCAGAAATTAATTTTCCTGAAGTGTCAACAGTTGGTGGTTGTGTTGCACTACCTTCGTAGACATATTTTAGTTTGTAGGCATCTGAATACGAAATAGTTTCGACAACATCACTATCGTAATTGGTTCCTCTAAACGGGATTACACGATCTCCAGAAGAAGTAACAACAATTCTTCTATTTTCGATAGAAGTTTTTAATCTAGGTTTAGCATTTGAAACTTCTAAAGTTGCGGATAGTTTTAATTTAGGGAATGTGCCATTTACTGGAATAGTTCCAAAGTATGTTGTCGGTAGATTGAGACTAATACTACCAGATGTCAGTCCACTTGCTGTATCAGTTGCAGAACTAATGTCTACAGAATCTACATCAACGTAAACGATATCACCTTTACTAATATTTGGAGCATCACCTGGATCTAATACTGTAATAATATAATTCTCTTCAGTAAAAGTAGCAAACCTTTGTGTGCCAAATGGCAACTGAGCAGCAAAGGTAATTGTGCCACCAGAAGTAGACGCTGTAGTTACAAAATCTCTACGGAAAAAATACTTGATATTTGTTTGTTCTGGTGTGCTAGAAACTTTTTTAATTTGATTGCTTCCTGTTGGGAATAGTAAAGTTCCTAAGTTAGCATTTTCCACCCTTGGACGTAATCTAACAATACTAGTATTAGTTACATTGCCGGGAAGAACCGTGTCCATGTATACTCTAGACTTAGCAGATCCTTGTCTTTGAGTAGCATATTGTACAACAGCACGAACTAATGTATTGCTCTCATCAGAAAACTGAATAACATCTCCTTGCTGTAGTAAAATACTTGCATCAGCATTAAAACTAGTAGATTCTATAAAGTTGTAACCTTTAGAACCGAAGAAAGTAAAATCGGTTACTGATTTAATTTCAGCATATGATTGATCATCTGTAACTAAGTCTGCGGTAAAAATATTAGCATTACCAGATCCATATTGTGATGTTACAGATTTTACATTTTGTGGTGTATAAGTTGTTACAGCATTTCTAGTTAAGACAGGTAGAATAACAGCACTAACACTAGGGTTAGCAGCTCCTTCTGGTTGCTTAACAGACACTGATGGTGGTTGAGAATACTCTATAGATAGAGCAGACTTATTATTAATTTGAATTGTGTAGAACGAACCGTTTGTTAAACGCATCAATTCTGCTGCAGCAGCATCGTATTCTACGCCATTAATAACAATAGTAGAACCATCAGCATATCCAAGACCACGATTAACTACAATAAATTTAGAAATTGTGTTATCTGTAGCAATTTTATTTGTAACCCCAGATTCATCTCTGATGGATTCTCCTGAAGTAAATTTGCCGGAAAGAGTTTTTACGAATAAGATATTGCCAATTGAATATGTTCCAGAAGGTGCTCCTTCAACAACTCCATAAGCACCACTAGTTAATCCAACAACATACTTACCAATTCCAAAACTATTATTTTGTGGAGTAGTTTCTAGTAGTAATTTTGTATAAAATTCAGGATCAAAGTAAGAAAGACCAAAAATAGCATTGTATGTATCACCACCTTCTGCTAATTTTCCTTTAGATAAAATAATATCAGAATCTGAATTAAAACCAAGACCTCTATTCTTGAGGAAATAGTTGCTTGGTTTTGCTCTACCAACTAAAGGTGTGATAGTTTCACTATAGTCGATGATATATCCCAATTCATTGTTATCAGTCGCAGCATCTGCTGCTGATAAGAATAGATTTCTTTGGTAGTTATTGTCTCCTGGATCATATTCCAACATCAATAATTCAATGTCTTCTTTCTCTCCAACTACTGTCAATTCTAAGAACAGAACAGACTCATTAGAATTAAGTAATGGTTTGTTTACTTTAGCAAAAGATAAAGACTTTAATGTTCCTGTTGTAAGGGCATTACCAGAATCATCTCTAGTTTTAATAAAATACAAATCTGCTAAATTAGCAAATGTGCCATCTGTAATTGATGCTAAAGTAGTAGTGGTATTTGTTACATTAATAGTAATTGTTTTAATACCGTCATTACTTGATAATGTGGTTCCTCTTTTGTTTAAGGTTTGTCTATGGTCTGTAGATTTTTCTGTTCCATTAAGACCGATAGATCCATCATTATAAGTAGCAAACAAATTAACATATGGATATGCTGTTAGATCTCCGCCTTCCTTGTTTAAGGGAACACTTCCATATGTGTTGGTAATATTAAACGTTGGGAGTCCTTTAGTTTTTAGTGTGACGTTATCACTTGAGAGTGATTCTCTTGCTTTACTAATTTCTAAATATTTTGTCTCTTTATTGACAATTTCGTATCCTCTAATATATGCTTTACCTGGTCCAATACCAGCAAGCATCTTTCTGCTTGCTTCTGACTCGGTTAATCCATTATATGATCCAAATTCATCAACTTTATAGACACCGCCATTTTTATCTTTCTGAGCATATTCTCTAATGTCTACAGAAAAATTGTTGACAATATAATCGCCACTTTCATCAAAAGTTCTTCTAGCAAGCGTCTGCTCAATCAAACTATAGTTTGTGGGAGATACTTTTTTCTGTACTAATCCTTTGTATACTGTAATAAGTTGAATAAAATTCTTATCTGTTGCTTCAGATAGTTTGAATTTTTTTATAGTTAAACTGATCTTAAGTCTATGTGCTCCAGGAGCAGAATAGTTTGCAGATCCAATAGAATTGTCATATAGAGATGCATCTTCTTCTGGAGTAACAACTTCTTCAACGATAGTAAATCCAACCTTTGCCGATGGATTGTTGTAATAGTCGTCTATTACTAAAAGTTGCTTTTCATTTCTGACAAAATATCCATTCACAAAATAGATGCCTTCTTCCACTTTTACAGCAGAAGCATACCCCATGGCAGGGCTTTCTAGTGGAGTAGATTCATCTGTATCTGGATTTATAATTTGGATACTAGTTGGAAGAACACTTCCATCGGTTCCAACGACTAGCAATGGAGTATTAACACCGTCTACTACTTCAAGCGTTTCTCCTTGACGAAATGTACTATCTAAATTGGAATTACCACTACTTAGATAATTTACATATACTGTATCGGCAGTAGAATCTGTTGCTAACTTTGTTTCTAAAACATTAGCAACAACTCCAGAACTCAAACCTCGGATTTGTGATCCAATAAGTTGACTAATATCATATTTTTTATATACGATATTATTATTGCCATCATTGATAGCAACTTCTGATACAGAAGACAACTTTACATAATCTAGTTTAGTGTTAAGACCAACTTCTCCAGGGACAACTAAGTCTCCTTGTTTGAAAGCGTACTTACCAAAACTTTCAACCTGATTCTGTAGAATAGATTGTATTTGTGTTAATTCTCTAGTCTGGATAGAATACCCAGGACGGAAAAGAATCTTATAGAAATTCTTGCTCGCGTCGAAGTCCTCGTAATAAGGATTTACATTAAGGTTTGTCTTCTGTGGCATCGTTTTCCGCCAAATACTAGCATTCTTTGTCCTTAGTATTTATAGAGATAAAAAAAATCCCCTGAGATATCTCAGAGGATTTGAAGTTATTTATTTGTGATCAGAATTCGATAACCAACTTGATATCTTCAATCTGGTCAGGAGCACGGGTGATCAAACGACGATTTTCTTGGTAAATGATATCGCCAGAGTTGTTTTCAATTTCAGGAGCAGCAAGACCAGATGTGAAAGCAACACCTAGAAGTGTGCTTGCGTATGTTGTATCAACATTACCTGCCGCTGCTGATAGAACACCGGAAATAGCGTTTGATCCATTGCTCTCAAATGCTCTTACAACACCCTGGTCTGTGTGGGCATCATTTGTTTGGATATACTTAAGAACACCTGCTGTGGAAGAACCACTATCTAGTGTCCAAGAAACTACAGTTCCTCTCGCAGTACCATCTGTTACCGTTTGAGAGATCTGCTCATCAGGAATGAAATCTGCGGTAGCACCAGTAATTTTAACTGATCTTAGACCACTAAGAGTGTCTGCAGTTGAGAACGTAGTAGTTCCCCAGTTGTATGGATCCTTAATGATTCCAATACGACGGAAGTCGTTATCAACAGGGAAGTCACCAGAACCTTCTGCGTAAGTTAGACGAATATTCGTCATGACGCGCTTACCATTGAGTTCTAGCTCGTGGTCAAAACCATGACCGCCTTGTGGAGGCATTACAACTTCGATAGCACCAACACCATTTGCAGGTGTCGCAACTCCTGTAGTTAAACCAGCATCAGAGAAGAGGTTGCCATTTCCTAAAAGAACGTTAGCATATGTATAACCTGATCCTCTTGCTTGGACACTAGCAGAAGTAATAGTGCCGGAACCGTCTGTAGCAAACTCAATTACTCCACCAGTTCCATCACCCTTGATGCTAGTGAATAGTGTTTGTGAAGCAGGTAGGTTAGCACCACCATCTTCAATAAGAGCAACATCAATTGCTCCGGCAACAGCAGCACCAGTAACAGCAGTACGGGTATTGTTTGCAGGAAGAACGATTGGCATGAAGTCCGAAGAAAGGAATCTTAGAACATCATCGGTTGGCATGGTATACATGTACTTCCAGATGTATCCAGCACCAGATGTCTCGGTATAAAGACCAGTTGCAGAAGCATAGTTACCACCAGCAGTTTTTGGTTCTTCAGTTGCGTTTTGTCCAGTTGGATTCGCAACATTTTCGCCGTTATATAAGCACTTAAATACTTCATAATCCGAGTTCATTAGGTAGAACTTGGCATCAGAGATACTTGTCTGGTTTGTACCTGTTTGCTTACCAACTTGACCACCGCCACCAGGAGTAGCAGAGTAATCAGGTTTCCACATATCAAATTTAGGGTTCGCAACTAAATCCCAATTGTAACGACGGATAACTGTTCTTGCAAAGGCATCAGTAATACGCTTCGCAGCAATGAGTTCGTCATATACAGCAATTTTTTCTCTCTGATTATCTAAAGGAAGAGGCGGAACATCTTCTGTTGCGTAACGATAAACGCCGGATTTTGCTACAGCACCAGTATCGCTAGAACCAGCGTCAGAAGTTTCTTTTAGATCTGAACCAATGGGGGGAACGGAATTTGTGCCGTTGCTGCCAAAAACGTCGGTAAGAAGGAGGGCACTATCATAAACTGCAGCAACGGTGGCACGGAAAGCAGTTGAACCATATGTTCCAACATATACTTCATTTCCGACAGTGAAGTTAGTACTTCCTTTGGAATATACTTCTAGATATGCTTTCCATGCTTGAGGACGCCCAACAAAGAAATACATTCTTGTGCGCTCGGCACTTGTTTCACTGGGTCCTTCTGTCAAGGATTCCAGGAATTGCTTCGCGTTAAAAATACGAAACTTATCAGAGATAATAGCAGCCATTGGTTTTCTGTTCCGACGTAGGGTTTGTGCCTGAGTTATTTATATTTATACCGTTATTTATGAAATTGTAAACGGAACCAATTCTTCAGCAGAATTGATTGAATTTGGTCCACTATAGAGAGTACAACCATCAAATTGGGTTTCTGTTTTACTTGTGTATTGGATTACAGTTCCTCCACTAGTAAACAAATATCCATTATTCGGGAAGTATGTTGTATCTTGTACAACAATTGAACCACCAATAGTTCCATTAGAAGAACTAATAGCAACTGGGTTTTGAATTGATGGAGGCATTAGAGTAAACTTATCGCCCACTAAAGTATAACTAGAATTTCCGCGTTCGGCAAAATCGTTTACTGTCAATGATGGATAATAACTAGTCAATTCTAAGATACTTAAACTAGAAACATTACATGCTCCATCATCAAATAAACCATCAAAATGTTTAATTGTGTGACCAAGATTTGTTTTTGTGTAGTTACCTACATATCCCGTATCTTCTCCAAATGTCCTGTTTGATATTAAGATCTCTGTGGTATTTCGCTGTGTAACATAATATCTACCATTGATATCAATTAAATCAACTTCCCCAATTCTTGTTTTAATTGGATCAACGACAAAAACACTTTCCTCGTATCCATCGACTGCTCCACTTGGAGGAGTGATGAGTAATACCTGCAACTCTTGCTTGGTTATATCAAGTTCTGATTGAACAGTTTGAATTGTATTTTTGAAGTTTGTTTGTCTGACTGATGTAGTAAATGACTGAATATTACTAGATGGTGTTTCTAGTTTGTAATTTACAACGGTTTCTACACTCGAAATAGATGCGACATTAAATTGTGGTTGAATATTCGCAATTGATTGTCTAGAAACTTTCTGAACTTTAACTGTTGGTGTTATAATTTGTTTTTGTGATTGACCTGCGGCAAACACTTTAGCACCAGCATTAATTGTAACCAGACTGGATTCAGACTCAACAACAGTGATACCACCATATGTCAAGGATACTGGATCTGGAATCTGTCGTAAGAATGTTCCAGCAATCCACTCTTGAGCAGTAGTATTCTCTTGACCTCTTTCTACATTTAAGAAACGATCATTAATCTTGCGGAAATATCGAACAATTTCTGTTCCAATAAGAAGATATCCATTGGTTTTAAATTTATCTGTATTACCAACATAAATGACGGTATCATTAATAGTTAATGTAGTATCTAAGAACGCACCAACTTCAAAATAATTGATGTTAGTAAGAGCAGTGTTGTTTATAACATTAGCAATACTAGAAGTTATTTCTCTTGCTGCTGATGTTGTCAGTGTGGAAGAAGAATCAATACCAACAATGTATGGAGTACTAATACGAACATTAATTACTGTTCCACCATGGAATGTGTCAACTGGTGCTGCTTGCTGCTCTGTATGGAAAGTAGTTAATACTTCATCAAGTTTTGCAGATAGATCTTCACTGACAGTTTCTTCAGCAGGAGTAATTATATCAATTAATTTGGTATCAATTATCAGAGGACTGTCAACTAAGGTTGAAGTAATAGCTTGAACACTTGCTGCCTGATTACTAATAACATCAATACTGGTAAAGATTACGCTCAGTCCTAAAGACTGCTCTAAATTCATTCTGGCATTGATTAGAGAAACTCCAATATCAGTTTCTTCTAGAACATCATAACGTCTGGCAACAACAACTTTTGGTGCTTTTGTATATCCAGACCCACTTTCGATTAGTTCTACACTAATAACCTGACCTTTACTGACAAGGACCTGTGCCCTGGCTCCACCACCTTCTCCATTTTCAGGAATAAAATTGATTACTGGTGGGGTATAATATTGATAAGCAGTCGGTTGTGTAATAGGATCATAACTACGTTGATTCCATTCAAGATTTTTAATTTTTCCAGTCGGAATTTTATCACCATTTCCATCGATAATAAAGTTGCCATTTCCATCAACTTGATATTCTAGTATAGCAACAATACTAAGACCTTCGCCTCTTGTTATTCCATTATATGCTTGAACTTCAACTTGACCAAAATAACTATTTGATACTTGCTGTTGATTTCTTTGTTCTTTACTTGTTAGTTTTGATGGGAGTTCTTTA